CACCGCCAGAGTTGACCAGCGTAGGACTCGGCAGTCCAGTCGCTTGAATAAAAATTGCTACGGCTTGCGCCGCCGTAGGTTGATCGACATAGGGCTTGCCAGTGCCGCAGTCAAGATCAAGAAAAAAGGAACGAAGATAAGATGCGTTGTCTACCTTACGCGCTGACCCGTCAATGAACGTGGCCAAAGCAAAATAGGCATCTACCCCCTGCGAATCTAGTGCGACGCCAGCGGCGTCCACGTCAGCAACCGACCCATGAAATGACTGCCGAACGGCTCCAGCGCGGATGCCTACGGTGCAGTACACCCCTTGGGCGGGCAGTACAGAGTTGAGAAAGTCAGTCACATAGCCTCACCGGGTAACTGGAAAAGAAAAAGGGACGACGGCCTTAAACCATCGTCCCCGAGGTGATTACTTGCGCTTGGTAAGGCGCGAAACAATCTTGGGCATTGCGACCCGATAGCGAGGATGTGGCACCGTTCTTCCTGTCATCCAGTTGTACACCGTGGCCCGAGTTACGCCAAACAAAAACGCAACCTCACTCATCGGTATACTTTTGTTGATGCAGACATCGGCCAGCAGCATAACCACTTCCGTTTGGTCTGCAGATTCAACTTTCTGCAGGAATAGGGAGTCGTACCCCCGTAATCTATTACGCATCTTCGTCAGTAGACCACTCGCTCAAAATGTCTGCCACGTTCTTGGGCGCGGCAGCTTCGGCTTTTGCTTTTGCTGTACGCTTAATGGGCTCAGCAATAGGCGCGTCCTCGGCTTTCGCGGCCATTGCAGGGGCATCTCTAAACGCTTGCGGTAAGGCAAGTTGCGGCTCGGTACTGATCTTGCTCGGAACCATCTTGAACTCAATAGCATTCCGCGCATCGTCTGACAGACTCTGGGCTTTGGCTTCCTCCCACTCGCTGCGCTCCAACGGACGCACAGCGCGAAACTTCAACACTGGCACAGCTTCGCTTGTATCAAACCGCGCCTCAGTCACGATGCCGGTAATTGGAATACCGTGACCAGACAAGAACTTACCGAACGCTTGCAAAGGCATCTTGTCGCCATCAGCCTTACCAAAGTACGACTTAGCAGGAACCGACAAACGATAGACGTTACCGCTAATATCGTCAGCCAAAGCCACAGCGATACGCTTGCTGTAACGGCAAGCACGAGCCTTACCTTCACCAGAGCCTTCGATATTCTGTGCGCAGGTTGTACACGATTTGCTTTGCGGATTTGGCACTTCGGAGTTGGGCACAACGCCTTCCGCTGACCAGCAAGCTGGCTTGATGTCTTTGCCTTCTTCGTACTTGTCCATATAGAACGTACGGCTCACGCCCTTGCTGGTTGCAATGACAACAAAGTTCATGGAACGGTCTTCGTTCTTAGCAACTTCTTCCCCGCCAACGACCATGCGCCAAACGCCGCCTTTGATTGAGATTTGTTTGCCGCCAGAACCGCCAGCAATGTCTTTAGTAGCGTCGTCTTGTACGCCACGCAGGTAGTCAGGAACGACAGAAGAACCGGATTTGAAAAGGGATAAGTTACTCATTTTGATTTCCTTGATTAGATTTACTTGGATGAACGGCGAACCGTGATCGAGTACTTGGACTCGACATTAACACCTGCGGGCATAGCGTCTGGGTTATCTTTTACAAAGTCCACAAAGTTGCCTTGGTGGATACGTCGCTCAAGAATTTCAGGAACGTCATGCTCGCGGATGAACTTGTACATACTGTCCCAATCGGAGGTCCAGTATCGTGTCTTGACAGATCGTGTGAACGACCCAAATGTAGTTTTGCCACCGTCTTGTCCGGTGGTCTTGCACAACTCCAGAAGCTCTTGCTCAACTGCATCAAGTTGAGATTCCAAATCAGCAATTTCAGCTTCCATCTGCTTACGTTTAATTTCTTTGGCGTCTCTAATCTTGATATAGACCTGCACCAAATGGGTTGCGTCACTCATGGTTTTCCTTTTGATTTGCGTTGAACGAATTGAAATTATACACTGTAAAATTTAGCTGTCAATGATTTGTTTGTAAAGCTCCACCAAATCCATGTGCAAGTCAATCTTGTTCTGGAGCATGGCGTACAGCCGCCGTTCAACGGGACTGCCCTGCAAGTGCGTGATAGTGACCTTGTTGGTCTGCCCTGCGCGGTGAGCGCGACTGTTGGCTTGCAGGTAAATCTCCGTAGATGATACAGGCCCCCACCACACAACTTGGTTTGCTCTTGTCAGGGTAATTCCGTGTGCCGTAGCTTGCGGAATCATGATAAGTATGCGCGGATCATCTTCGGTTTGAAACTCCTTGATAATCTCAGCGCGGCGCGGAGCCGCAACCCCGCCGTGAATTGTTGCGGTGGTATACCCTGCGGCTTTTACCTTAGCTTCCACTATCTCCAGCGTGTGCCGATACGGCACGAACACAAGCACTTTGTGGTCAGTCTGTTCAATCACGTCAAGCAATTCGTTGAGCCGATTGGACACATCGAACTCAATCACATCTTTATCATCCGTATACACCGCGCCTTGTGACACTTGCAAAAGTTTGTTGAGCATAGCGGCGGCGTTGACTGCCGTGATTTGTAACCCTGCAGCCACTGCGATCATTTGTTTGCGCAATGTTTCATAGTACTTGACCTGCTGTGGGGTCAAGGGAACTTCGCGGGTGGAAAACAACATGTCCGGCAGATCAAGGCACTCCTCTTTGGTGAACCGTATGGCGGGCTGCAAAGCTTGATGCACGATGGTCTGAGCATCCTCGCGTGGAACCCATTTGTACTGCGTAATCTTACGCATCACTTTGTCTTTGAACGCACCAACAAAACGAGGCACTGACTCGGGGTTCACGAGTTTGGCCAAACCATACGCATCAAGGGGCGATTGCGAGGCGGGAGTACCCGTCATCATCCATAGGCGGGTTGTGGGCTTGATGAGGCTGGCAAGGGCTTTCCAGCGGTCGGTTGTCACGCTCTTTACGGCATTGGCTTCGTCCACAATGATTAGGTCAAACCCCCCTGCCGCTAATTCTTTGCGCACTACCTTCACGCCATCGAAATTAATGACAATAAACTCGTAGTTGCCCTTGATAATATTCTGTCTCTGGGTGCGTGTACCTTGCGCAATGGCTACTGTGCGGTGCATGACCGTCTTAAACAAGTCCGATCGCCACGCAGTCTCCATAATGGATACCGGACAGATGATAAGCACACGCGTGACTTTGCCCTTGGTCATCAGGTAGTCAGCGGCCCATGCCGCCGCACTGGTCTTGCCTGTTCCTGCTTCGTTAAACACAAAGCAACGCGGATGTAGAGTAAGGAAATCGGCGGTAGTTCGTTGATGCTCGAATGGAGTAAACATTCCCGGCCATTTGTACCGACCTACGATGGGGCTAGGCACCTCTTTGATACCTAGATTGCGAAGCAGTTGCACTTCGTCAAAGTCCCAATTGACAATGATTTGATTGACATCGCCGTTGGTTGCAAGTATTTGGCTCTTGGGTATGAGCGCGGTAATTTGTGCGGCCTTACGCGTGTTAAACATAAGCGCTTTGTCTTGAACAATTTGCATTTGAATTTTAAATAGAAGTAACAAAAATAGCCGGATAGCACTGCTATCCGGCAAAAGAACAAACATGGAACAACCCAACAGTCCCCCGCTAGGTGTTCAAATCTTACATTACTTTTTACGCTCGCGTTTAGAAACTTGTGATTTCATTGCGCCTGTTTTAGTGCGTGAGAAACTTGTGTTTTCAGATTGCGGCGAAGCTCTAAGATTAGACAGCGTGGACGCGCCGCCTTTGGACATTGCCTTCTTGTGGTCAACGTCTACGTCAGGGGGTAGATCGCCGTGGGCTTTCTCGTACGCCCGTCGCGCCTTATGCCGTTCAGACTGAGCGGCCAGTTGTTTGGGTGTGCCTTGGTACTTAGCGTACTCGGCGGCGTAGTTGCGTGGTTTAGCCATGATGATGATCGCATGAAGAAACTGGGCAAAATTTGCACAGGGCAGAAGATCGAGGGTTCCACACCCCCACTTCCACCGCTGCCTCGATAGCCCCTGCTCTGCCTGCCCATTTCGACAGAATCTCGGGGAGTTGCTTGCGCGTAAACTGAGACTTGATAACGTCCTTCACCACCACAAAAAGCAAGACGCCTTTGACGGTATCTACCTCTGGGTGGTGCAACATAATCATCGCGGCCATAAGTTCAAGCTGTGCGGGATCAGCAAACCGACTGGACTTGCCGGTCTTGTAGTCTGCTACCCGAGCCACCTTTCCGTTTGCGCTGATGGCAAGATAGTCCGGTATGCCTCGGAACCATACGTCTTTGTCAAAGAACCCACACGGCGTAAAGTCAACTCGGATTGCCATGCGCTCTTCGCAGAAGATGGCTCCTTCTGCGGCAGCGAGAGGTTCCACGAATGGGCGGTACGCCGCAAAAGTTGTCGGGAGTTCGACGCCATCTTTGATGAAGTCTTCAAATGCTTTGTGTACTGCGGTGCCATAAAGGGTTGCTTCGGTATCTTTAGATTTAAATTGTTTGAGTATGCGTACTGCATGATATCTACGGGGACAGCCTTCAAAATCACGAATGGAAGAATAAGAGTGGGCTAATTTCATAGGGTTCCTGCTGGGTGAATAGAGCGTTTGGCGTTGACATATGCGCAATGCGCAAGTTCTTGAGTTTCAAAGTACCCCAAGTGTACGCGCTTGCCATCCACCTTGATAGCCGCTATATATTTGTTTTTGCCCTTATGCCAACTTG